AAAGGAACAGAAGTATTATGTTCTAGTTGTAACAAATGGCTTGCAACTGCATCAAAGTCTTATGGAGTCTATGGTAAACCTGTCATGGAATGGGAGGTAGAATACGATGAATATTATGATGAAGATAAAGATGTTATATATGAAAATTATCCTGTTGAATATATAAGCTAATGAAAAAGAAACTAACACTACAACACTACATCGCATATCTAGTCGCAAGCGTTTTGATGTGCCTAGTATTTTTATTACCTCTTGCTGGTACTGCATTAATTAAACATATATTTGGTTTATGATACGTTTAGAGGTAGCATACACAGAAAACGCAGGAAGGTTTTACAGAGGCCATCTAACTGTTAACGGAGAAAACATTGAAACTTTTAACTGGTTGCATGAGGTCAATGAATACCTAGTAGAAAAAGGTTCAAAGGTTGTATTCCCACAAGGAACAGATGAAGGCGATATTTATGACATTCAAAAGAAAGCTACAGATCAAGTAGGCTTCTTAGTTATTGCTCACGATGCAATGGATATATTATGATAACATTACTCAATGGAGATACTTGGGATAGAGATGCTCTAATCAAAAAAATGTATGATGATGACTTTTATTATGGTCATCTAGGATCAGCAGCGATGAGTTCATCAAGTATAAAGCTATTAAATCAGAGTCCTAAGACATACAAATTCGTAACACAATACGGACAACAAACAAGCTCTCCAGCTTTAGAGATAGGCAACTTCATCCATACAATGGTTCTAGAGCCACATCTAATAGAAGAAAGGTTTCATATAGTCAATGTGCAAAGCAGGGCCTCTAAGGCCTACAAAGAAGCAAAGGCAAAATCCAGTAAAATCGTATTAACAGCAAAAGAACACGACCAAAACATGAGGATCGTAGATGCTGTATTAAGGAATGAACACGTTTTATCAATGATAGGAGGTTGTGATTTTGAGATTCCAGCGATAGATATGTTAGAGGGTTATGCTTTCAGAGGTAAGGCCGACATATATGATGCCAAACATAGTTTTATTGCAGACCTTAAAACAACTCAAGACCTAAATAAATTTGAATGGTCGGCAGACAAATATGGATATGACGTACAGGCATTCATTTACACAGAACTATTTAATGTTCCATTCTCTAACTTTCACTTCATAGCAGTAGACAAAAACACATTAGACATTGGAATCATAGGAATGGAGCAGTCATTCATAAACAAGGGCTATAAGAAACTAAAAGAAGGATTAGAGAGATATAAAGAATTTTTCGTTAATCATAATGACATTGACTCATACACTTTAAGAATGACATTAACATGAGAGAAGACTTTATCAGGATCGCAATGGCGCAACTAAGAGGCAAATACAAATACAAACCTCAGAGACTAGCTATGGCAGCTTTGATGTATCGCAAATGGATAGAGAGGCAAGTCAATAAATGACAACCAATAAAAGAATACTCAGAAGCGAGAACAGGAGAGGAATACAAAATCACGAAAATCCTAACGCAAGAAAATCAGAACCTTTTGGATTAAGTGATGGTAAATTAAAGTTTGGAAAGTATAAAAGAAAACACATAAACGATGTTTCAAAAGATTATATTAAATGGATAATCGATACGTTGGAATTAGCACCCACTCACAAATACATCTTACAAGATTTACTTAAAGGCAAAAAGTATATCTAAATGAAAAAACACACCAAGCTCTACTTAAAGGAAATGGGATACGATGAAACTGATTTTATACCTTGTGAAGTTTGTGGAGCTAAAGCAATAGACATTCATCACATAGAGGCTCGTGGAATGGGCGGTGCTAAAAAAAAAGACACCATTGACAACATTATGGCTTTGTGTAGAAATTGTCATTATATTTATGGAGATAAAAAAGACCTGAAAGAATGGTTACAAGAAATCCATAAATGTAAGTTACTTAATAGATGAAGGTTGGCATAAACAAAGTATTTTCAAACACAAGCAATCCAAGAATTATAAAGGATTACAAGTTTAAACAACTTGTCAAAAGCATTAAGGAGTTTCCTGAGATGCTTGAGAAGCGACCTATTGTTGTTGATGAAGAAATGAAAGTTCTTGGTGGCAACATGAGATTAAAGGCTTGTCGAGAAGCTGGATTAAAAGAAGTACATATTGATATTGTTAAAGATTGGTCTGATTCTCAAAAGGAGCAGTTTATAATAAAAGACAACGTAGGTTTTGGTGAATGGGATTGGGAGATATTAGCAAATGAATGGAATCCTGAAGAACTAGAAGAGTGGGGACTCGAAGGTTTCCCTTTTGAAGATGAGGTATTAGAAGCAGAAGAAGATAACTATGAAGCACCAAGCGACATCCAAACCAAAATACAACTTGGAGATTTAATAACCATAGGAGAACATCGATTACTATGTGGAGACTCAACGGATAGTGATCAGGTGTCAAAGCTAATGAATGGAGAAAAGGCAGATGTGGTATTCACAGATCCTCCTTATGGAATGAATGCAGTGTCAAAAAGCGGTGTTTTAAGTAAAAATTATAATTCAGACATACTTGGTGATGATAATACAAATGCCGCAAAAGATTCATTTAATTTAATTTATTCTTTATTCCCAAAAGCAATTCATATTTGGTGGGGTGCAAATTATTATTCAAGTTGCTTACCTGATTCAGAGTGTTGGATTGTTTGGGATAAAAATAATGGTCAAAGCGATCAAACAGATTGTGAACTTGCTTGGTCAAACGCAAGAAGTGTAGTTAGGCAATATACAAAAGCATCTGAAAAAATAAACAGAGTTCATCCGACTCAAAAACCTGTTGATTTAATATCTTGGTCAGTAAATAAATTTTGTGATAAATCAAATCTTATATCTGACTTTTTTTTAGGTAGTGGCTCAACAATGGTAGCTGCACACCAACTCAAAAGAAAATGTTACGGAATGGAACTTGATCCGAAGTATTGTCAAGTCATAATAGACAGAATGTTAAAGTTAGACTCTTCATTAATTGTTGAAGTAAATGGCAAAAAGTATGAACAAAACTGAACAGCATAAAAAAGCAATAATAGAGGCATTGGAGAAATCTTTAGGTGTTGTCACAACAGCTTGTAAAAATGTAGGCATAGGCAGAACACAATTTTATAACTGGTTAAAAGATGACAAGGCATTTGCAAAAGAGGTTGACGAGATAAAGAACATAGCCTTAGACTTTGCAGAAAGTCAACTCCATAGACAAATTGGAGAAGGTTCAACAGCCGCAACAATATTCTACTTAAAAACTAAAGGAAAGCAAAGGGGTTACGTTGAGAGACAAGAGATACACCAAATGGCCGATAATTTGTTTGAGGTGGAAATACTAGGCGGTGAAGATTCAGACGAATAAAGTATACGGACATCTTCTCAAGTCAGACAAGAAAATTGTAGTTGAGCAAGGGGGAACAAGGTCAGGTAAAACATATAACATTTTGCTGTGGATAATATTATATTATTCAACAAACGTAAAAGGTAAAATAATTACAATCTGTCGTAAGTCGTTTCCATCTCTTAGAGCTTCGGTAATGCGTGACTTTTTCGAGATACTTAGAAATAGCGGAGCATACTTTGAGGAGTTACATAATAAGTCAAGCCATGAGTACAACTTAAATGGAAACATTGTAGAGTTTATTTCATTAGATCAACCTCAAAAGATTAGAGGTCGCAAAAGGAGTTTATTATATTTAAATGAAGCTAATGAGCTTTTTTATGAAGACTGGCAGCAGTTAATTTTTAGAACAGATGGAAGAATAATATTAGACTACAATCCTTCTGATTCTTTTCATTGGATTTATGACAAGGTAATTCCTCGTGATGATTGTGACTTTTTTCAAACAACTTACAAGGACAATCCTTTCTTAGATGATACAATAAGAATGGAAATTGAAAGGCTGAAAGGTACTGACGATGATTATTGGCGCATATACGGACTAGGCGAAAGGGGAGCGAGTAGGGCAACAATCTTTCAATTTAGTATTGCAGATATTCCAAAAGGCGAACTGGTTTCATTTGGGTTGGATTTCGGATACACCAATGATAGTACAGCTCTTGTTCAGGTTTACAAGGATGGTGATGACTTATACATTCACGAGATGATGTATCACACACACCTCACCAATTCAGATATATCAGATAAGTTTGCAGAGTTAGGTCTTACAAGATATGATGAGATATGGGCAGACTCAGCAGAGCCTAAAAGTATAGAAGAGCTTCACAG